CTGTCTATACAACACATCAGGAAATTATTCTTGAACTGTTTGACAGGTGGGCATAATGGCAAGAAAAACAGGCGGTGTGAACTATGATGAACTTGAAAAGTTCAGACAGAATGTTGAAAAAAGCCTTGGTGCGGATCAGATAGATGCTTTCATTGAATCTTGTGCAAAAGAACTTGCTGCAAGATTGCTTGCAAAGGTTATCAAAAGAACCCCTGTTGGTGTCTATCCAAAGGAATCAGGCAAAAAAGGCGGCACTTTAAGAAGGGGCTGGACTGCTGGTCAAAGTCAGGGTGCAGCTGCTTATGCACAATCCCTGAAAGTTCACCACTTTGGCAATCACTATGTAATTGAAATCATCAACCCTGTTGAATATGCTTCCTATGTTGAATTTGGACATAGAACAGCAAATCACACAGGGTGGGTTGAAGGTAAATTCATGCTGACCATTTCAGAACAGGAAATTGAAGCTGATGCCCCAAGGGTTCTTGAAAACAAACTTAAAAAGAAATTGAAGGAATGTTTGAAATGATAAACAAAATCATTGATGGCATCAGTGTTGCAATCAATTCTGCATTTGGTGATGGTTATGAAATCAACACAGAATCAGTTGAACAGGGTTTGAATGAACCCTGTTTTTCTATTGTGTGTTTAAACCCTACAATTGAACAATTCCTGGGGAAAAGGTATTTCAGGACAAATCAGTTCTGTATTCACTATTTTTCAGCAGCCCCTGAAAAAAGGGCTGACTGCTATGCAGTGGCAGAACAATTGTTCACAGCCTTGGAATATATCACTGTTGATAGTGACCTTTGCAGGGGAACAGGCATGAATGCTGAAGTTGATGATGGTGTTTTACACTTCTTTGTGAACTATGACATGTTTGTTTATAAAGAACTTGAAGAAACACCAATGATGGAAACACACACTTACAACACTGATGTGAAAGGGTAAAAAAACAATGGCAACAAAAAAGAAAGAAACAAAACAGCAGGAAGCACTGTTCACAAAAGAACAGGTTCTTGCTTCAAAAAGATATGCAGACAGAAGGGATGCACTTGGTGTTGTTCTTGCTGATGGCAAAGAATACACCCTGAAAGAAGTGGATGCCCTTCTTGAAAAATTTATGAAAGGAAAGGTGAACTAATATGGCATTAGGTGGCGGTTCATTTACTTCACAGAACAAAGTTCTGTCAGGTGCTTATATCAACTTTGTTTCCCTTGCTTCTGCAAGTGCAACACTGTCTGATCGTGGCATTGCAACAATGCCCCTTGAACTGGATTGGGGTGTTGAAGGTGAAGTGTTTGAAGTAACAAATGCAGATTTTCAGAAAAACAGCATGAAAATCTTTGGTTATTCCTATGACCATGAAAAGCTGAAAGGTCTGCGTGACCTGTTCAAAAACATCACAACACTGTTTGCTTACAAACTGAATGGCGGTGGTGTTAAGGCTTCAAATACTTATGCAACAGCCAAATTTGGCGGTGTGCGTGGCAATGACCTGAAAATTGTTGTTCAGGCAAATGTTGATGATGAATCACTGTTTGATGTGAAAACAGTGGTTGACACAACAGTGGTTGACACACAGACAGTTGCATCTGCTGCTGAACTGGTTGCAAATGACTATGTGACATTTAAAGCAGAAGCAGAACTGGCAGTGACAGCAGGCATTGAACTGACAGGCGGTTCAAATGGTGAAATCAATGCAGCAGCACATCAGGCTTACCTTGATAAAATTGAAAGTTATGCTTTCAATGCAATGGGTGTTGTTGCAACAGAAGATGAAATCAAAGGTCTTTATGAAAACTTTACAAAAAGACTGCGTGATGAAATCGGTGCAAAATTTCAGGTTATCCTTTACAACAAAGCTGCTGACTATGAAGGTGTTGTCAATGTTAAAAACAAGACAACAGATGCAGGCTGGTCTGAAGCTGCCCTTGTTTATTGGGTAACAGGTATCATTGCAGGCTGTGCAATCAACAAATCAAATCTGAATAAGGTTTATGATGGTGAATTCACAGTTGATGCAAATTACACACAGGCACAGCTTATCAAAGCAATTCAGGCTGGTGAATTTGCACTGCACAAAGTGGGTTCAGACATCAGAGTTCTTGAAGACATCAATTCCCTTGTGACTGTTTCTGACACCAAAGGTGATGTTTTCAAAGACAATCAGACAATCAGAGTAATTGATCAGATTGCAAATGACATTGCAGTTCTGTTCAACACAAAATATCTTGGTGTTGTTCCAAATGATGAAGCTGGCAGAATCAGCCTGTGGACAGACATTGTGAAACACCATGAACAGATGCAGGACATCAGAGCAATTGAAAACTTCACTGATGAAGATGTGAAGGTTGAACAGGGCATCAACAAAAAATCTGTTGTTGTTACAGATGCAGTGACAGTTGTGAATGCAATGTCCAAACTTTACATGACAGTGACAGTTTCTTAATGGAAGGAAGTGAATCGGTATGTCAAACATCACAATGAAAGCAAAAGACACCATTTCTGCAAAGCTGGCTGAATGTTTTGTGACAATCGGCACACAGCGATATAATTTCATGCAGGCAATCAACCTTGAAGCCACATTTGAAAAGAATAAAACAGAAGTTCCTATTCTTGGCAAAACTGGCACAGGCAACAAAGCCACAGGTTGGAGTGGTACAGGTTCAGCAACATTCCACTTTAACACTTCTATCTTCAGGGAAATGATGAAGAAGTTTAAAGACACAGGTGAAGACACATATTTTGAAATTCAGGTGACAAATGATGATCCAACAAGTGCAGCAGGCAGACAGACTGTTGTTCTTGTAGACTGCAACATTGATGGCGGTGTTCTTGCCAAATTTGATGCAGATGGTGAATACCTTGATGAAGAAATGGATTTCACATTTGAAGATTTTAAAATGCCTGAAACATTCCGCTTACTTGACGGCATGCTGTAATTAACATTGAAAAACTGTCAAATTATGGTAAAATAATAAATACAAGGGTAGTGATTGCAACATGATAAAGGGGGATGCTCTGCCCCCTTCCCTTGTTTACCAATCAGGGTTTTTGTAGAATGAGGTACAAAAAAATGAAAAAAGCAATTGATTTGACAGGTGTTAAATTTGGCAGATTGTTTGTTGTTGAATATGCAGGCAAAGACAAACATTCACACAACATTTGGAAGTGTGTCTGTGATTGTGGAAACACACACTTTGCTTCAACAAGCGATTTGAGAAGGGGCAAAATAAGTTCATGTGGTTGTTTAAAGGTTGAAACGAACCAAAAGATTAAAACCACACATGGTGATACTCATAACAGATTGTATAGAATTTATCGTAAAATGCTATCAAGATGTAATTGCAAAACTGATATAAATTACAATCAATATGGTGGCAGGGGCATCACAGTCTGTGATGAATGGCTTAATGACTATGAAACCTTCAAAGGTTGGGCAATGGCAAATGGCTATGCTGACAATCTGACCATTGAAAGAATCAATGTAAATGGCAACTATGAACCTTCAAATTGCAAATGGGCTACAAGAAAAGTTCAGGCAAATAATAGAAGGTGTACAGTGAAAGTGGAATACCATGGTGAAAAAATATCATTGGCAGAATATGCAAGGATAACAAAGCAAAAATATTCCACTGCATATTACAGAAATAAACAGAAAGGCACTTTATAAGTGCCTTTTATTTTTTATCTTACAAAAAAGAAAGGTGGTACAAACCATGTCAAAATTCTCAAGATTTATGAAAACAAATAAAATTGTAAAGGAAAACACAACATTCCCTGTGACAAAATCACTGGTGGATGAAAATGGTGAACCTTTGCAGTGGACAATAAGACCACTGACAACAAAAGAAAATGATGACATCAGGGATGAATGCATGAAAGAAGTTCCTGTTGTTGGCAAGCCAAACATGTACAGACCAAAACTTGACACATCCAAATACATTGCCAAAATGATGTGCAAATGTGTTGTAGAACCTGACCTGTATGACAAAGAACTTCAGGATTCTTATGGTGTGATGACACCTGAAGACCTTCTGAAAGAAATGGTGGATGATCCTGGCGAATATCAGGCATTCATGGCATTTGTTCAGGAATTCAATGGTTTTAATACCACTTTTGATGATAAGGTAACAGAAGCAAAAAACTAATTGAAGAAGGTGATGCAGAAGCAAATTTTGCACATTTTGCCCTGCAAAAATTGCACATCTTACCTTCTCAATTTTTGAACATGGATGAACAAGAAAAAGCCTTTGTGATTGCTTCCATTAAAATCAGGATAGATAAAGAAAAGGAAGCAGCGAAAAAGGCAAAAAGTAAAAAAGGCAAAAAATAAGGCAATCAGGATTGGTCTGATTGCTTTTTTATTTATACCAAGAAAGGCGGTGAAGAATTATGGCAACAATTTCAACATCAATTGAAATTTATGACAAGGTTTCAAGACCTATAAACAGCATGATTTCAGCCTTGGGAAATATGGTTGATGCCTTTGAATCTGTTGACAGGTCAATGGATGGTGCATTTGATACATCTTCCATTGAACAGGCAAGAAGGGCAGTTGAAAAGTCTGCACTGGAAGTCATTCAGCTTGGAAATGACATTGAACACAATGAACAGAAACAGGAAGATTACAACAGATCAGTCAACAGGGGTGCATCTGCAATGGATGGACTGGTTGGCAAAGCAATTGCACTGGTTGGCACTTATGCTTCATTGCAGACAGTCACAAAAGCAATGAACCTGTCAGACACTATGACACAGACCAATGCAAGACTTGAAATGATGAATGATGGCTTGCAGACAACAAAAGAACTGCAACAGATGATTTACAATTCAGCCCAAAGGTCAAGGGGTGTATATCAGGATTCTGCTGATGCTGTGGCAAAAATGGGCATCATGGCAGGTGATGCTTTTGACAGCAATGCTGAACTGGTTGGTTTTGTTGAACAGTTGAATAAACAGTTTGTAATTGCAGGAACATCTGCTGAAGGTCAGTCTGCTGCAATGCTTCAGCTGACACAGGCAATGGGTTCAGGTGTTCTGCGTGGTGAAGAATTGAACAGTGTCTTTGAACAAGCACCAACAATCATTCAGACGATAGCAAAATATCTTGATGTTCCTATTGGTTCAATCAGAGAAATGGCAGCTGAAGGTCAAATCACAGCGGAAATTGTGAAAAATGCAATGCTGTCAGCAGCGGATGAAACCAACAAGAAATTTGAACAGATGCCTATGACTTGGCAGCAGGTATGGACAATGATGAAAAACCATGCCCTGATGCAGTTTGAACCTGTACTGATGAAGATCAATGAACTGGCAAACAATGAAGATTTTCAGACCTTTGCCACAGGTGCTGTTGAAGCCCTTGCATTAGTTGCAAATGGTTTCCTGAATATCATGGAATTTGCAGGAAGGACAGCTGGCTATGTAAAAGAACATTGGTCATTCTTTCAGCCTTTACTTATGGGCATTGTGGCTGCATTGTCACTTTATACTGCACTGTTGCTTATCAATGCAGCGGTTCAGGGTATTTCAGCATTTTGGGCAAACATCAAAGCAGCTGCTGATTTAAGGGCTGGCGGTGCTTCATTCTTTGCGGCAGCAGGTCAGACCAGCTTCAATGCTGCACTGCTTTCATCACCTATCACATGGTATGTTCTGATGATTATTCTGTTGATTGCACTGATTTATGGTGTGTGTTCAGCCATTGCAAAAATGACTGGTGTTGCAAACACAGGTTTTGGTGTCATAACAGGTGGAATAAATGTTGTCATTCAATTCTTCAAGAACTTGGGGCTGTCAGTTGCAAACATTGCCCTTGGCATAGGAAATGCAATTGCAGCACTGTGTTCAAACATGATGACTGCATTTCATAATGCAATCAGTTCTGTGCAATCATGGTTCTATGGCTTGATGTCTGATGCAATCGGTGTGATTGAATCAATCTGTGCAGCCTTGAACAAACTTCCTTTTGTTGAATTTGATTATTCAGGTATCACAGCAGCTGCTGACAAATATGCTGCAAAATCAGCAGAAGCGGCAGAAAACAAAGATGAATATGAATCCATCAGTGATGCTTTTAACAAAGGATATAGCAAATTTGACACATTTCAGGATGGTTGGGCATCTGAAGCATTCAGTTCAGGTGCTTCTTGGGGTGATGGTGTCATGACAAAACTGTCAAACAAAGTGAAAGGCTGGTTTGGCGGTGATGATGAAGATACATTTGACATGTCCAAATACACACAGGATATACCTGCATTTGATGCTTCACAGCTTGGTGCAGGCAATCCTGAAAACCTGTTTGATCCGTCAAATTATGGTGGTGGATATGATGCAGGTCAGATTCCATCCAACATTGCAAACACAGCAGGAAACACTGATTCAATTGCTGATTCAATGGAAATCACCAGTGAAGACTTGAAATATTTGCGTGATATTGCAGAAACAGAAGTCATCAACAGATTTACAACAGCGGAAATCAAAATTGACATGGTAAACAACAACAATGTTTCATCTGACATGGATTTGGATGGCATGGTTGACTATCTTGCAAATGGTGTAAATGAAGCCATGGAAAAAGCAGCGGAAGGGGTACATGATTAATGGCTTATGAATTTTTTATTGACAAAATGCTTTGTCCTGTTGCCCCTTCAAAGCTTGAAATAAAGGTCAATGGTCAGAACAAAACAATGACACTTATCAATGAAGGGGAAATCAACATCCTGAAAGCAGCAGGTCTGACAGATGTTTCTTTTGACTTGCTGCTTCCAAATGTCAAATATCCTTTTGCAACATATAAATCAGGGTTTCAGAATGCAAAATATTTCTTGAACAAACTGGAAAGTCTGAAAACAGGAAAAAAGGCTTTTCAGTTCATTGTCACAAGAACATTCCCAAATGGGAAAATGCTTTTTGATACAAACATGAAAGTCAGCCTTGAAGATTACACAATCAAGGAAGACAGCAATGAAGGATTTGATGTTGTTGTTTCAGTCAAATTGAAACAATACAAGGATTATGGCACAAAGACCTGCAACATCACTTTTGCAAAATCAAAACCAAAAGTGACTTCACAGAGCACAGCAAGGGCAGCTGCAAGCACAGCTGTTGGAATTGGTTCAACTGTCATTGTAAATGGTCAGCTTCACAGGGACTCTTATGGCAATGGGCCTGGGCAGATGCGAACCAATTACACAGGCAAGGTCAATTTTATAAACATGAAGGGTTCACACCCTTATCATATCACCACACCAAGTGGTGGCTGGCAGGGCTGGGTTACAGCTTCAAGTGTAAGGGTGGTGTGATATGCAGGTTGAACTTTTAATTCAGCATGGAAATAAAGTGTTTATTCCTGCTGTTGAAGAAGGCATCACATGGGCAACTGAAAGAAAAGGTTGCCCAAGTGAACTTCAATTCAAAGTCATTAAAGATGACACTTTGACAATCACAGAAGGTGATGCAGTCAGATTGAAAGTTGATGGTGCAAATGTGTTTTATGGCTTTATCTTCAAGATGAAAAGGGATAAGCAGCAGATCATCAGTGTGACAGCTTATGACCAGCTGCGATATTTGAAGAATAAAGACACCTATGTCTATGAATACAAGACAGCAGGCGAACTGATTAAAATGATTGCAAATGACTATAATTTGCAGACAGGTTTTATTGAAGATACAGATTACACAATCCCATCAAGGGTGGAAGAAAACACTTCCCTGTTTGACATGATACAAAATGCACTTGATTTGACTTTGCAAAATCAGTCTTACATGTATGTCATGTATGATGATTTTGGCAAAATCACCTTGAAAGGTTTGGACAATATGCGTTTGAATCTGCTGATTGATGAAGAAACAGGTGAAAACTTTGATTATACATCATCAATTGATGACCAAACATATAACAGAGTAAAACTGACCTATGACAATGAAGAAACAGGAACAAGGGAAGTTTATATTTCCCAAGATTCCAAAAACATGAACACATGGGGTGTTCTGCAATACTTTGACACTTTACAGAAAGGGGAAAATGGTTCTGCAAAAGCGGATGCCCTTCTTTCCCTTTACAATAAGAAAACAAGAAACCTGTCCATCAAAAATGCCTTTGGTGACACAAGAGTCAGGGCAGGTTCAATGGTTGTTGTCATGCTTGATTTGGGTGACATGAAAGTGAAAAATCTGATGCTTGTGGAAAAATGCAAGCATGAGTTCAAAGAAAGTCAGCACCTTATGACCTTAACTTTAAGGGGGGGTGAATTCATTGCGTGATGCAAATGACCTTTTACAGATAATCAAAAAGGCAGCACAGGAAGCAAATGAAGCAAGTCAGCCTTCTGATTTTTGCTTTGGCAAAGTGACCAGTGTTGAACCCTTGCAGATATTGGTTGAACAGAAAATGACACTTGGTGCAGGGCAGCTTGTTCTGACAAGAAATGTGACAGATTTCACAACAATGGTCACTGTTGAATGGGAAACAGAAAAGAAACTTGAAGATTTTGAAACAGTTGAAGTGGAAATAGAAGATTTTGAAAAATTTGATTTACAGGGTGAAGACCTTGCACACTTTCACAAAATCACAGGTTCAAAATTCATTACTGTTCATAATGGCTTGCAGATCGGTGATGAAGTCATTCTTCTGAAAAGAAAAGGCGGTCAAAAATATCTTGTTTTGGATAGGGTGGTGACAGTATGATTCCATCAAATAATTCTATCCTTTTGAATGAATTGGAAGTGGAAACACAACCAAGTAAAAACTACAAAATGCACATTGGTGAAAACATCATCAATGGTTTTTGTGATGAACTTGAAGCAATGGTTCAGGTCATTTATAAGATTTTAAACACTGAAAGATACCAAAATATCATATATTCAATGAACTATGGCATTGAATTGATTGATTTGTATGGTGAACCAGTTTCTTATGTATGCCCTGAACTGCAAAGAAGGATCAGGGAAGCATTGATTCAGGATGACAGGGTTCTTTCTGTTGACAGTTTTGAATTTGATGTTTCCATGAAAAGGGCAGTGAAAGTCACATTCACTGTTCACACCATTTATGGTGACATTGAAAGTGAAAAGGTGGTGAATTTCTAAATGTATGAAGATATTAGTTTTGAAGGCATTCTTCAAAGGATGCTTGACAGAGTTCCTGAAACCATGGACAAAAGGGAAGGTTCAATCATATATGATGCACTTGCACCAGTTGCTGCTGAATTGATGATGGCATATCTTGAACTTAATGCCATGTTAAATGAAAGTTTTGCAGATACAGCATCCCTTGAATATCTTGTAAAAATGGCAGCGGAAAAAGGTATAAACCATAAAAAGGCAACCTTTGCCGTTCTGAAAGCTGTGTCAACACCATCAACACTTGAACTTGAAATTGGTTCAAGGTTTTCACTGAACACATTGAACTATGTGATCACAGAAAAAATTGCTGATGGTGAATACATGGTGCAGTGTGAAACTGCTGGTGCTGTTGGCAATTCCTATTTTGGCAGCCTGATTCCTATCACTTACATTCAGGGGTTGCAGACAATTGAAATCACAGAACTGCTGATTGCAGGTGAAGATGATGAAGATGTTGAAGCATTGCGTGAAAGATATTTTGCAGCACTTGAATCACAGTCTTTTGGCGGCAATATTGCTGATTATAGAACAAAGACACTTGAAATTCAGGGTGTTGGCGGTGTAAAAGTCACACCAGCATGGAATGGTGGCGGCACAGTCAAGTTGACAATCATCAGCAGCACCTTTGGTGTGCCATCAGATGAACTGGTGGAAACTGTACAGGAAACCATTGATCCTGTTGGTCACAGCGGTCAGGGATATGGTCTTGCACCAATTGGGCATGTTGTGACTGTTGAAAGGGTTGAAAGTGTAACTGTTGACATAACAACAGACATCACATATAAAACAGGCTGGTCATGGGATGCCTGTGCAAGTCAAATCAAAAATGCTGTTGATGCTTTCTTCCTTGAAATGTCAGAAGAATGGGCTTCCACAGACCAGCTGATTGTCAGAATAAGTCAGCTGGAAGCAAAAATCCTGAATTGTGAAGGTGTTGTGGATATTGCAAACACAAAGGTCAATGGTTCTTCATCAAACCTTGCCCTTGCAGAAGCAAAAATTCCAGTCAGGGGTGCGATAAATGGCAATAAATAATAGAAACCTGATTGAATATTTACCACCTTTTATGCAGGAATATTTTGAACTGAAACACATCATGGCAGCTGAACAGCCTGAATTTGAAAGTTTTTGGACAGCACTTTCAAATGGCATGGCAGATAAATTCATTGACACTGCAACTGAAAAAGGTGTTGCAAGGTGGGAAAAAATTTATAAAATCACACCAAAAGACACTGACACTTTGGAAGAAAGAAAGTTCAGGCTTTTTACAAAGATAAATCAAGGGTTGCCTTATACAACAACAAAGCTGAATGAATCATTGACTGCCATTTGTGGTGCTGGCAACTTTTCAATAGATTTGCAACCTGCAAAATATCACATTGAAATCAGACTGGCTTTGACAAACATCAACAACTATCAGGAAGTTGTTGAACTGCTGGCAAAGATGCTTCCTGCAAATCTGACACAATGGGTTCAGATTATGTATAACAACAATGAAGTTATCAGTCAGTTCACACACAGGGAATTGGCTGCATACACACACAAACAACTTAAAGAAAGGGTGTTTGAATAATTGGCAACAAATACATCAAATTTCAATCTTGTGAAACCTGCACAGGATGATTTTTATGATATTGATGTACACAATGGCAACATGGACATTATTGATGCAGAACTGAAAAAATCAAAAGACCATATTGCCAACACATCAAATCCACATTCAGTGACAAAATCACAGGTTGGTTTGGGCAATGTTCCCAATGTGGCAACAAATGACCAAACCCCAACTTATACAACAGCAAGTGCAAACACAGCTTTGACCAGTGGTGAAAAACTGTCTGTTGCTTTTGGTAAAATTGCAAAAGCAGTTTCAAGTCTTATCAGTCATTTGGCGAACACAAGCAATCCACACAGTGTGACAAAATCACAGGTTGGTCTTGGAAGTGTGCCAAATGTAGCAACAAACGATCAGACACCAACTTACAGTGACACAACAACACTGGCAACATTGGTAAGTGGTGAAAAATTAGGTGTTGCTTTTCCAAAAATCAAACTGGCAATCACAAACTTAATCAACCACCTTGCAAATAAATCAAACCCACATGCAGTGACCAAATCACAAGTTGGTTTGGGCAATGTGGAAAACAAATCTTCTGCAACAATCAGGGGTGAAATTACAAGTGCCAATGTCACAACTGCCCTTGGTTACACCCCACCAAAACAGGACACTGTTTATACATTGCCAACAGGTAATGCTTCAACAATTGGTGGTGTGAAACTGTCAGACAGCACATCAAGTTCAAGTGCTGCTGCAAGCGGTGTGGCAGCAACACCAAAAGCAGTGAAAGCAGCTTATGACCTTGCAAATGCTGCATTGCCAAAAGCAGGCGGCACAATTTCAGGTGCTTTCCAAATTCAAAGAACCATGTCAGATGGCACTGTTGTCAGAACAAATGCCTATCCATACAACTATGCATTGAACAGTGAATTTGTCACATCTTTAATTCACAGTAGGGATGATGTGCAGAAAATGATGTTCCTTTTCAATGAAACAGGTGCAGCATTGTATGATTTGACAACAGGTACTTTATATCCAATATACAGTGCAAAAAATAAACCAACAGCAGATGAACTTGATGTTCTTTCAAGGGCAGGCGGTACTTTAAGAAGTGCATTGGTTTTTGACAAAGGTGTTGACAATGGTTATGCAAGAATAATAAAAAACCACAGTGCAACTGCTGACTATGGTTTGAACTTGAATGACTTTGATGCGGATGACAATGTTGCAAAACTGATTGTTTCAGCAAAAAACAATAAACTTACTTTTTCAACCACTGATGGTTCTATCTATGAAGTATTCCATGAAGGTCACAAACCAACAGCAACTGAAGTTGGTTTGGGCAATGTTACAAACAAAAAACAGATGCCAATTGCTGGCGGTACATTCACAGGCAATGCAAAAGCCTATGCAACAAACAGGGCTGGTGAATGTCTGCGAAACATAGATGTGCGTGATTCAACAGGTGTGACAAGCCAAAGCACAAACTTCATCAGGTTTGACAGAAAAGGATAGGGGGTTGCATTATGCCAATAAATGATTGGGATGGAACAACCACCTATCACAACCACAAAAAAGCTGTTGATTGGGATGGTACAACATCAAACATCTTGGGCAAGGGTTGGGATTGGGATGGTACAACTTCAAACTTGTTTTATAGTGCGGAAAAGGTTGTATTTGAAAATGGACAGTTAGCAACTGAATATTCCGACCTCTCAACAAAAGGTTGGAAAGGTGGTAGCAGTGACCAGCCGAAAATAGAAAACAATCTTTTTACTGTTTGGACTAACGGCGGTGAGCAGAGCACAGTTTGTTATACTGCTATTGATGTCACTGATTACAATAAACTAATTTTTACCACAGACAGTACAAGCGGAAGCGGTGCAGGTGGGTTGATTTCAGATTTGGATGATTATGGATATAGTGCTTTCGATGTTAAAACAAATATTACAGCTGGTGCATCATGTACCATTGATATTTCAGGATTAACTGGATTGTATTATTTAAAATTTAGATATAGAAACACATATTTGAGATTCAGCAAAATTCATTTTGAATAAAAAAGGGGTAAAAAAATATGAACATTATATTTGCAAAAGGAACATCACTGGAATACTTTGATGCAATCAACACTTTCCCAATTGACGGAAAGGTGAAAAGAAATGGTCTGCTTGTCAAAATTCTGAATCCATCAGTTTCACTTGATGAACTGAATGCACTTCTGAATGATGCAGCAAACCTTGAACCAATTACACTGGTAAATGACCAGTTCCCTGTCTATGATGAAAATGGTGAACAGACAGGTGTGACAACAATCACAAAAGTTCTTGACCATTACATCATCAAGAATTCAATTTCACTGGAAGACTATATTGTTCAGGCTGAAACATCTGAAAGCCCTGCTGTATATGCACCAATGCTTTCCTTTGAACTGTGGCAGCTGACATATAATGAAGTTCAGCAGCAGAAAACAGCTGCACAGGCAGAAGCAGCAGAAGCACAGGCTGTTTATACAGCTATGATGACAGATACATTGATTTAAGAAAGGATTGAAGTATTATGTTTGAAAAAATCAAAAGATGGTATGAAATGGGTTTGTGGACTGCTGAAATGGTGCGGCAGGCTGTTGAAAAAGGTGTTATCACACAGGAACAGGCAGAAGAAATTCTGTCTGTAAAATAAAAGAATAATTGATTGAAGAAGGACATCTTGAAAAAGGTGTCCTTTTTTAATACACAAAATTCAATTATAGAAAGGTGAAAAACTATGAACATTGACATGACAATTTTTCAGGAATTTTGCATCCCTGTGATCGTGGGCATTTGCCTTTGCGTGGGCTATGTTGTGAAAAAATGGGTTGCTGATGTTGACAACAAATTCATTCCAACAATCAATGCTGTCCTTGGTCTGCTGCTTGCAGTATGGATGCACAATTTTGCTTTCACACCTGAAATCATCTTGCAGGGTTTCATCAGCGGTCTTGCATCAACAGGTCTGTATGAAGCATTCAGAAATATTATTGAAGATTTTGGTGAAGGGTGATGGTGAATGTTAAATACAACAACTATTGCCTTCACACTGGCTGACATTGTGTCTGTGTGCGGTCTTATCACTGCTGTGGCAGGGGTTTGTGCCATTTGGTTCAAGATATTGACTTGGGCAAAAAAACCCAATACAGAACAAAATAAACGGATTGCAGACAACAGAAAAGAAATTGAAGAAATCAAAAAGACCTTGAAGGAACATGAAAGTCTGTTTTCAAAAGATAAGCAGATGATTTCATCCATACAGGAAGAAAACCATCTTGTTATGGAATCACTGTTTGCTTTGCTTCAGCATGGGATTGATGGCAATAACATTGAACCCATGCGAAAAGCACAGAAGAACATTCAGGACTATTTGATAAACAAGTAAAGAAAGGGTTGATGCAATATGATCATTTGTCTTGATGCAGGTCACTATGGGAAATACAACAGAAGCCCTGGTGTGCCAACATATTATGAAAGTGATATGAACTGGAAGCTGCATCTGCTGCTGAAAAAACATCTTGAAGCCTATGGTGTCAAAGTTGTCACCACAAGGGCAAGTCAGGCAAAAGACCTTACACTTGAAAGCAGGGGCAAAATTGCAAAAGGCTGTGACTTTTTCATTTCAATTCATTCAAATGCTGTGGGAAGCAGAATGGATGAAAACACAGATTATCCACTTGCATGTTGTTCTGTCAGCGGCAAGGCTGATGCACTCGGTCTGAAGCTGGCACAATGTGTTCAGAAGACCATGGGAACAAGTCAGACAGGCAGGATCACAAAGAAAAAACTTGTGACTGGTGCTGATTATTATGGTGTTTTGCGTGGTGCTACAAAGGTTGGTGTTCCTGGGGTTCTGCTTGAACATTCATTCCATACCAACACAAGGGCTGCAAATTGGCTGCTGTCAGACAGCAACCTTGAAAAGATGGCAAAAGCAGAAGCAGAAGTGATTGCTGCACATTATAACCTTATCAAACAGGCAGAATTGGCTGTTTCAGGGCTTCAGGCAACCAGCCTGAAATCTATGTCCAGCACAGACATACTTGCCAAAATAGGCGGTTTATTTACTGCTGATCAAAAGAAAACAGGTGTCCTTGCTTCTGTAAGCCTTGCACAGTTCATCCTTGAAAGTGGCTGGGGCGGTTCAGAACTTGCACAAAATGCCAACAACTGCTTTGGTATGAAAGAAAACCTGTCAGGAAACACATGGACAGGTTCAACATGGGATGGCAGCATTTACACCAAGAAAACATCTGAATTTGAAAATGGTGCATATAAAACCATCACAGCAAACTTCAGAAAGTATTCCTGCATTGAAGATTCCATTGCTGACCATTCAGCTTATCTGCTGGGGGCAAAGAATGGGAAAAATCTGCGATATGCAGGAATTGAAGGTGAAACTGATTACAGAAAGGCAATCACAATCATCAAAAATGGTGGTTATGCCACAAGCCCAACCTATATTGAAAGGGTATGTTCTATCATTGAACAGTGGGGGCTGACAAAGTATGATGTTAAACCTGCAACAGAACCAACAGGAACAGCCTTCAAGCCTTATTTGGTTAAAGTAATATGTAAATCCCTTAATATCAGGAAAACCCCAAAATGGGGCAATTCTGATGTTGTGGGTGTCATCAAGGACAATGGCGTTTATACCATTGTTGATGAATACATGCTTGGAAGCACCAAATTTGGCAAGCTGAAAAGCGATGCAGGCTGGATTTCACTTGGTTCTGCCTATGTGAAAAAGGTTTAAACAAGGTTTAAACAAGGTTTAAACAAGGTTTATCCAAGTTGTACGGAAAAACCGAACAACTGAACCTGTCGGAAAAACTGACAGGTTCAAAAGAACTTTAGAGTAAAACGAAACAAATTGTTTCCTTTTGGAAACACAAACACACAAAATCTATATATTGTTGCAAAGAAGAAGGGGGCTTTTCAGCCCCCTTTATTTTTTTTGCCCATTATCTTTTTCTTGATACCAGGGAAATGATAAAAGAAAAAAGCCACTGGCGGTAACACAGTGGCTTTTTGGTCAAGGACATATTCAGTTGTATGATAAATGTGGATTCATCACTTGTTATTATATTACAATAATTGTAAATTTTCAAGGGGGTTATTTGTTCAGCCTTTCCTTTAGTTCTTCTTCTGTGATTATATCCCTGATGTAAAGTTCATAAAGGGTTTCAATATATGCAGTCTTTTTCTTTTTATATTCTTCTTCAGTGATTTCACCATTCATCAGCATTTTTTCAAGGTGTCCAATGATGTTCATGCTGTTTCACCTTTTCCATTGCTTTTTTTACCAACAACCCTGATGCCCTGATTCATGCGGTAAATTGGTGTTTTTCTTGGGTTGCCGCCAAGTAGCTGATCGACTGCATTTTTGGCACAGTCTAATGTTGCATAAATGTTGTCATCATTTGGAATATCTGCAACCCATCCACCTTTGTATCGTGTGATTGTTACATTGCGGTATACTGTGGGAATGCCTGGTCTGCCATTGTTATCTTTCCATACCACTCTAATTGTTTTTGTCATATCTATCTTCCTTTCGCTTCTGTGTCTATGATGATTGTGAATACGAGGGTGCACAGCTATCATGGATACAAACTTGTTAATTAAGGGAACACTGCAAGATGCATTGTTCCTTGTTTTTTTATTTCAAATAAATATCCAGTATAAATTCATCATTGTTTTCCCTGCCGTATTCTATTTTCTGAATAAATTCTTTCAGGTATTCGTTTTTTGTTTTTGCTGGTATAGTGTTATCTGTCAACATGTCCAAAGCTGTATGCAAGTACATCACTTTTTCTTCATATTCTTCTCTAACAGGCATTGAAGACCAAAGTTTTTCTTCTTCAGCTTTAATTGCTGCAAGTCGATCATAGTGTTTTGTTTTTCTTTCAACAAATTCATTTGCAGTGTAAATGCCTGTTTCATAGTCATTGAATATTTTGTCTAATATCTTTTTGATTTTTGCTTCTTCATCATGCAGGGCATCAAGAGCACATCTGATTTCATCTTCATCCACTATTGGAAGATTGTCTATTTGCAATTCAAAATCTTCAAGGTGCATTTTTAAGCCATGCACAACTGCTGCCATAATATCATCATACATTGCTGATTTCACCTTGCAAAGCTGTGATGACCTGTGCAATATTCTTGCGTTTCTATTAGAATTAAATCTTTTGAAAGCCATTGCATAACCACAATTCTTGCAAACTAACAATCCAGCCAAAGCATTTTGTAATATAAGATTGTTAGCTGTTTTGTCACTGTGGGGGGTACTTTGTGCAGCTTTGAACAATTCTTCTGTTATTATTCCATCATGCTTGCCTTCATATTCCATGTAATGGTCTGTAACAAGTTTTCTTGGTCTTTTTGTGATAAGCTGACCATCAACCATTCGCTTGACTGTCATTCGCTTGTTCCATGTCACTTTGCCATAATAAACAGGATTTTGAAGAATTGCTATAATGGTGTTTTTGTTCCATTCAGATATGCCTGTATATGTTGGAACACCCATATTTGTCAGCTTTCTTGCAATAGCTGCTGGTGTCATATTATTCTTGACTTTCCAAATGAAGATTTTTTCAATAATAGGTGCTTCAGCTTCATTCCGTTTCAGTGTTCTTGCGTATGGGGTTTCTATAATGTCATACCCATAAGGTCTTGGTCCACCCATATAGTTCCCTTCAACAATTGCCTGATGTTTGCCCCTTTGCATCCTTTTCAGGATCATTTTGTATTCCCTGCGTGACATGAACAATTCAAATTCCATGTATTCTTCATCATCAGGGTTGTGGGCTACATCATAAGTTTTTGTTGGTGTCAGAACCAGCAGACCTTTGTTGTCATTTGCAAACTTCAAGCAATCCATGATGATTTGGGCATCACCCTGATTGCCCCTTGAAAGCCTTGACACTTCAATGATTACAATGCCCTTGTACTTTCCAGCATAGCAATCATTGATTAATCTTTGAATTTGCGGTCTGTCCTTGATTGTTTCACCTGAAACAATTTCTTCATAGGTTTCTTCAATATACAGCCCCTGCCTGGCGGCAAAGTCTGTCAAAATCTTTCTGTGTCTTGCAAGGGTTTCACCTTCACCCCTTTGTTCTGCTTTCAGGTCTTCCCTTGATTTTCTTAAATAAATTGCATACTTATCAAGTATTGCCATATAATTTCACCATCCTTTTGTTTTGTCTGTGTTGTGTTTTTTATGCCTTTCAGAATAGGCATCACCACCTTTGATTAATTTTGGTTATACTTAACAATGTTTTGAACATTTTATGAAGGAAACAAATTTTGCTTTTTTTCGTCACAATTCTATGGGTATAATGTCCTTGTCCAGCCCCGAACTACTGTTCTATGAAAGGATGATATACCATGAAAGAAGATTACATTGGTGCAATCATTAAGCAATTACATAGGTGTCAGGACATTGAATTGCTTGACCTGATCCACAAATTACTTATTAAAAGCAACCAGCAATTGCTTGATTCCTGATAGCTTGTCTTTATCAAGTTTATTCAAATCTTCAACAATACATAGAAAATCTTCATCTGTTCTTAACCTTAAAATGATGTCAGTGATGGCATCATTTTTTTGTTGCACTTTTTCCCATCCCAAAATATATTCAGGTGTGCTGTTCAGAATGGTTGCCAATGCTTCAATGCGGTCAGAAGGAATATTTGTGACAATATCTTTTTCATATTTTGAAATTGTTTGTTTTGTTGTGTTCAACAAATCAGCAAGTTCAGTTTGTGTCATTTTCTTTCTTTCTCTTAAAAGTTTTATTCTTTGCCCTTTTGTCATTGGAATTCACCTGCTTTCTTTGTGTATTTCCATTATAGCACATAAAAGTGACTTTACAAGAAAAAAAGCACTTGACAAGTTACGAAACAGGTATATAATATAGACAGTGCAAGTCACTTGACAAGTGACTGACAAGAAAGGAAGTGAAGAAATTTGATTGATGTTAATGCTTTAAAAGGTGTGATTGTTGCCAAAGGCTTCACACAGCAGGATGTTGCAGAAAAGATTGGTATATCACCAAAAACCTTCTATAAGAAGATGAAAAAGGGTGTTTTTGGTTCAGATGAAATGGAAACAATGATTGACATGCTTTCAATTGAAAATCCATCTGCAATTTTTTTTGCAAAGAAAGTCACTCCAGAAGTGACAAGGTGACAACATGAAGCAATTCAACACAGACAAAGCAGTTGTGAAAATTCAGGGTTCTGTTGACCATGACAAACTGAAAAAAGCAACTGAAGCCTTTTTGAAAAAGGCGCAGCAACAAAGGAAGGTAAAAAAACAGCCATGAAAGTTTTAAGTTTATTTGATGGCATATCATGCGGAATGGTTGCACTTGAAAGGGCAAGCATCCCTGTTGAAAGATATGTGGCTTATGAGATTGAACCAAATGCAATCAAGATAAGCAAAAAGAATTATCCACAGATTGAACATTGTGGTGATGTAACAACAGCAGATTTCACACAGTATGAAGGATTTGATTTGCTGATCGGTGGGCAGCCCTTGTCAGTCATTAAGCATTGTGCAAAGCAAAACAAGACAGCACCTTGATGGCAAAAGCAAACTGTTTTTTGAGTTTGTGAGAGCCAAAGAAGAAATGAATCCAAAATACTTTTTGTTTGAAAATGTTGCAAGTATGAATGATGAAAGCAAACAGGCAATAAGTGAATGTTTAGGCTGTGAACCTGTATTTATTGACAGCAAAGATTTTTCTGCACAGCAAAGACCGCGTCTTTACTGGACAAACATTCCTGTTAATTTTGGTTATGAAAAATCATCCGCTGTATTGCGTGACATCATGGAAAGCAATGCTGATGAAAAGTATTTTTACAATCACACACTGATTGACATTGATTTGCAAAAACAGGTTTGTGCAACAATGAAATTTAAAAATCATGATATACATAAACGCATTTTCAATCCTGATTTTAAATGCCACACTTTAACAACTTGTGGTGGGGGAAACACACAAAAGAAAGTTTATGTAAATGGCAGGGCAAGAAAGCTGACACCACTTGAATATGAACGCTTGCAGACACTGCCTGACAATTACACAGCAGGGGTTGCTGATGGTCACAGATACACAGCTTGTGGCAATGGCTGGACAGTTGATGTTATTGCCCATATTTTCAAAGGTTTAAAAGGAAGGTAAAAAAATGAAAAGAGAAGTACAGTTGATTATTTTGGGAATTCTGTTGGTTCTGTTAGCAAGACCATTGGCAATGGCTGAAAGGGGTTATTCAGCAATAGGCGGTGAATATTTCCTGATTGTTGCCCCATGGCTGATTGATGAAATCATCACATCAATCAAAGGCTTCTTTGGCTTTGAAATGGTTGGTGAAGAATAATGGCAGTCACAATGAAAGTTTTGAAGGATCATGCTGACTGGCTTGAAAACAGAAAGGGTGGCATTGGCGGCAGTGAGATTTCAGCGGTCATTGGCTGCAATCCATACATGACCAATCTGAAGCTGTGGCAAATCAAAACAGGTCAGATTGTTCCTGAAGATATTTCTGACAAGCCTTATGTCTTGTATGGCAATCAGGCTGAAAACCATTTAAGGCGGTTGTTTCAGTTGGATTTTCCACAGTACAAAGTTGAATACATAGAAAACAACAGCTTTACAAACAGCAAATATCCCTGGGCAAAAGCAAGCCTTGATGGATGGCTGACAGATGCAGATGGAAGAAAAGGAATTCTTGAAATCAAAACTACTGAAATCCTGAATTCCATGCACAAAGAAAAGTGGAACAATGCAATTCCACAAAACTATTATTGTCAGGTTCTTTTTTACATGGCAGTGCTGGAAGCTGATTTTGCAGTGCTGAAGGCGCAGCTGAAAAGTGAATTTGATGGCAATATATATCTTCAAACAAAGCATTATCACATTGAAAGGGCAGATGTTCAGGAAGATATTGATTTTCTGATGGAACAGGGTGCTGAATTTTGGCAGTATGTTCAAAGCGGTAAACAACCACCTTTGCAGCTGCCTGAAATATAGAAAGGAAAACAAGAAAGAAAAAAATGAAAGATTGGACAGGAAACGCAAAAAGCATTTTTGTTTGCAATGGTGCAAGCAATCATTCTTCAGAAGAAAGACAGCATGAAGATTATTATGCAACTGAACCAAAGGCGGTTGAACTTCTTTTGGAACAGGAACAGTTTTCCCCTTATGTGTGGGAATGTGCCTGTGGTGAAGGTCACATGTCAGAAGTTCTGAAAAAGCATGGCTACAAAGTAAAATCATCAGATTTGCATGACAGGGGTTATGAAGGAACAGAAATCATTGATTTTCTGAAAGTCACAAAGGATGACATCAAGCATGATTTTTCAAGGGATATAATTACAAATCCACCTTATAAGTTTGCAAAGGAATTTGTTGAACATGCCATTGATATTTCAATGGACAGCACAAAGATTGCTATGTTCTTGAAATTGACATTCCTTGAAAGCAAAACAAGAAGGGAACTGTTTGAAAAATATCCACCAAAAGTTGTGTATGTTTCATCATCAAGGCTTCAGTGTGCAAAGAATGGTGATTTTGAAAAGTATGGCAAGGGTGTTGGAACAGCGGTTGCTTATGCTTGGTTTGTATGGGAAAAGGGATTCAAAGGTCATCCAATTATCAAATGGATAAATTAAAAGGAAGGTAAACAAATGAAACTTATTGTGAATCAGGTTTCAATTCCTGAAAGCATTACTTTCAACTATGAAGAATTGAAAACCCAACTGACAGAAAAAGCAAAAACATATTCTGCAATGGTGTACACAGATGCAGACATCAGTGCAGCCAAAAAAGACAGGGCAGACCTGAACAAATTCAAAAAGGCTGTGAATGATGAAAGGATCAGACAGGAAAAAGCATATCTGATGCCATTCAATGACTTCAAAGCCAAAATCAATGAAATCATCAGCATTATTGATGAACCAATCAATGTGATTGATTCACAGATTAAAAGTTATGAAGAAAGACAGAAGGAAGAAAAACAGGCTGCAATTGAAGCATACTGGAACACTTGCACACTGCCATTTGAAACACTTCAGCTTTCACAGATATTCAACAGTAAATGGCTGAATGCATCAGAAAAAATCACAAAGGTATGCAAGGAAATCAATGAAAGACTTGAACAGATTTCTTCAGACCTTTCCACACTGGCAAATTTGCCTGATTTCAGCTTTGAAGCAACTGAAACATATAAACAGTCATTGGATATGAACAAAGCCATTTCTGAAGGAAAAAGACTGGCTGACATGCAGAAAAGGAAAGCTGAAGCACAGCAGAAAATGGATGAATCATTTGAAAAGATGAAAACAGCTGCTGAAACTGCTGCTGAAGATGTTGTCAAAGTTGTGAATGCAATGAATTCAACACAATCAGACAGAACATGGCTGGCATTTAAAGCACATCTGACAATTGATGATGCTGTTGCATTGCGTGAGTTCTTCACCAGCAGAAACATTGAATTTGAAGCAATTTAGGGGGAAATATGCAGTTTGATTATATAAAACAAGGTGATTGCCTTGAACTGATGAAAAATATTCCTAATGAAAGCATTGACCTGATATTGTGTGATTTACCATATCAAGAAACAGGCAACAAGTGGGATAAATTTGTGGATTTGAATCTTCTTTTTGAACAATACCGCAGAATTATCAAAGATACAGGGTGCATTGCACTGCATGGCACATTCAAGTTTGGCTGTCAGCTGTTTCAAATAGCACCTGATTTATACAAATATGATTGGGTGTGGGAAAAAGACAATGGAACAAATGCACCAAATGTCAATCTTCAGCCATTCAGGGTGCATGAATTTGTGTTCATTTTTGGCAAAGGCAGAGTGACAAACGGAAAGCGAACACCTATGAAGTATATTCCACAAAAAACAGCAGGCAAGCCTTACAAGCAAAAATCAGGCAGAATCAGTGAGAATTGGAAGGGTGGCTTAAAAAATGTCATCACAGACAATAAAGATGGCTTAAGACATCCAAAAACAATTCAAAAGTTTAACAGAGATAAAAGCAGCTTACATCCAACACAGAAGCCTGTTTCAATGCTTGAATTCTTAATTAAGACATACACAAATGAAGGTGACATTGTTCTTGATAACTGCATGGGCAGCGGCAGCACCTGTGTTGCAGCAATCAACACAAACAGACATTATATAGGTTTTGAACTTGATGAAGGCTATTTCAAAATAGCTGAAAACAGAATTGAAGAAGCAAAGCAAAAACAGCTTGCTTTGCTATAAAACAGAAAAGGAAGGTAAATAAATTATGGCAAATACAGTTTCTAATTCATTACAGGCAAGAAAACAGCAGAAACCATCACTTTCAGCATATCTGCAAAGGGATGCTGTCAAACAGAAAATCAATGAAGTTGTGGGCGGTAAAGATGGACAGCGATTCATTTCTGCAATCGTATCAGCTACAAACAACAACACAGCCCTTCAGCGGTGTGACCAGGGTTCAATTGTTAGTGCAGCATTGCTTGGTGAAGCCCTGAAATTGTCACCATCACCACAGCTTGGTCATTACTACCTTGTACCATTCAAAGACAAAGAAAAGGGCAATGTTGCACAGTTCCAGCTTGGTTATAAAGGATATATTCAGCTTGCAATCAGAAGCGGTCAGTATAAAAAACTGAATGTCATTGCAGTCAAAGAAGGTGAACTGATCCGTTTCAATCCGCTGGAAGAAGAAATTGAAATCAATCTGATTGATGATTGGGATGCAAGGGAAAACCTTGAAACCATTGGTTATTATGCAATGTTTGAACTTGTGAATGGTTTTAAAAAGGCTATTTATTGGAGTAAAAGACAGATGCAGAACCATGCAATGAAATATTCACAGGGTTACAGAAGCGATATAAAAAACAAAACATCTTGGACATTTTGGTCAAAAGACTTTGATGGCATGGCATACAAAACCATGTTACGACAGCTGATTTCCAAATGGGGCATCATGTCAATTGAAATGCAGTCAGCCTTTGAAGGTGACATGGCAGTCATTCATGAAGATGGTTCAAAAGACTATGTGGAAACAGATGAACCTGTGGTTGTGATTGATGCAGTTGCAGTTGATGTGCCTGATGTACAGGAAGAAAAAACAGAACATTCAAACAATGATGTTCAGGCAGCACTGTTTGGCAAGTAATGAAAGGGAAAGACAATGAAAGGCTATAAAGGATTTGAAGCAGGTCTTATTTGCAGAAATAAGCAATACAAAGAAAACACAGTTTTTGAAGAACCAAAAGCACAGATTTGTAATAGTGGTATGCATTTTTGTGAAAATCCGTTTGATGTGCTTGAACATTATCCACTTGTTGATGATAATGGCAAATTCAGCGATTTTGCAGAAGTTGAAGCACTTGCAGACTGTGACACTGATGACAACAAAAAATACTGCACAACAAAGCTGAAGATTGGTGCAAAACTTTCTTTTGCTGGTTTCATCAAAGCATGTGTTGACTTTGTAATTGAAAAAACAAAATTTGAAACATTAAATGAAAACATCATTGCAAGCACAGAAAGGGCTGCACAGATTGGCTCAAGCGGTGACTATGCAAAGATTGGCTCAAGCGGTTACTATGCACAGATTGGCTCAAGCGGTGACTCTGCAAAGATTGGCTCAAGC